AACCTTTGTAGTAAGTTCTAGCTTCTACAGCTAATTCTTTATGTCCTTGGTTAGTAGGTAGTTTATCTCTCTTAGTTTCATCTATATCTTCAGTTTTCAGTTTCTTAGAGAAATCTTTACTGTGTACTTTTTTAATAAATGAATCTCTTAGGGTTAACCCATCTCTTTTATAGTTCTGAAGTTTTTTAGCGAAAGCATATTCTAAGTGTACACCGTCATCGTCTGTAAAATCTGTCATAACAATAGACTGATCTAGGATAGTAGTAGGTATATTATTATCTATTACTCCTACATTATCTGATTGAAGCACTTCACTTAAACGCTCATCCATCTGTGCAGCTGAACCTTTAGACCTTTGCCACAACCTAAGTTGATCCGTACCCCAGTTGCTCGTGTCCACTAGTTCATGTCCAAACAGATCGGTTTTATAATTTTCAGGACCTACACCAAACATTTGATATAAAGTTCTTTCGTACCAATCACCGCCTCTTAAATCAGCTACCTTTCCGCCTGTAGTTAAACGCCTCATAGCTTTCTTCAAGAATGCAGGAACCGGAAACCAACTTGATAACAAACGATTAAAAGCTATTTCTTTTTCTTCTCCAGTTGCGTACAGCCAATCAACTATCTCTGATCCTCCTAAATTTAGTGGAGCATCTTTTTGTATCTGAGCAAACGAGCGGGTAACAACTGTTAAAAAATCCTGTTCTTTATTTAGTAGTTTTTCACCTGTTATTGTTTGTAATAACTTCATCTTACTCCACACAGCTACATCAGCCGTCATAGCCATAACATGCTTAACAGGGTCCCAATACCTATAGTCGAAACCAAATAGATCGTAAGGTTGTTTACCTCCGTACATCTTCATATTCTCCCGCTGCTCCTTTGTTAACCAAACCTGCGATCCAGTCATATTACCACTCCAGGCAGCAGCGAACGCACTACCGTAAACAGCAGCACCCATAAAAGCATCCGATATAGTTTCTTGGTTGTAAATGTGTTTCCTTACTTCAGCATCTAAGATTTTCTGTTGGTTGTCTTCTATCTCTTTATAAGCGTTAGCCTTCATATCTTCTGTTAGAAGTTCAGGCTTATCCATCAACATTGCTTTATTCTGTTGTATTTTTTTATTGTAGCCTCTGATCTTACTTGCGTATGGATTGAAATACCCAACACGAGTTAATGTAGCTGGAAAGAATACTAACTTAGCACCTCTGTATGTGCCTCGTATTGCCATGTTTATGAAAGGATTACGCTCCTTAAACAACATAACACCAGCACTGTTTTTATTTTGTGTTAACTTCTCTATGAGTTTAACTGCTCTATCTGCTAAGTTATTGTGAAGTTCTGGTATATTATCAGTATTAGAACCAAAGAAGAAAGCTTCGTTAACTCTGCGTACTCGTTCGTTTATCTTACCGTTCTCGTTTAAAACAGCTAAACCGTCTTCTTGTGTTAATCTTTCGTTGAATAATTTCTCGGCATATTCCTCAATAGCTTTCTCTCTTTGTGCTTTGTTTTTAATTCCTTTGTGAGTGTGGAAAGCATCTTTTAAAGATTCAGAAAACAGAGCATGGATAACCGCAGGTCTTCTGGTTAACTCATCGAATGTTCCTATAGCTCTACCACCTGTTGTTAAGAAGTTATCGTAGATGTGTACTAAGGCTGCTAAGTCTCCTTTGTAAATCTGCTCTAACATATCCTCCATAGTCTTCTGACTTATCTGCTGTTTCCTTGCTTTTATAGCAGCAGTCTCCATTACATTCTTGGAGTTTATGTTGTAATTAGAAGAAAACATTTTACCAGCTTGGTGGTCTGTAGCACTCCGTCCGGTCTTGTAGGTCTGAGCAGCTGCTCTTTTATACTGCATAATATCAGACCACAGTTTAGCTCCTGCTTTATATTCATAACGAGCCAACTGTATACCTTCTGATAAGCTTTTATTCCTAATACTTTCGTATAAAAAAGTAGTCAAAGGTTTAGCAGTTACTGTCCTCGCCCACTCAAATGTAGCACTAGGTAGACCAGCTATCATAGAACCAGCTTGCATAAGGAATCCGTTTTTACGCATACGCAATGCAGTATTAACTCCTTTAGCTAGTTTATTTAATGAGCTTTGTTCAGATGTAATCTTATCCCACTCAACTAAGTAGTTAACAAGTTCTATATTCTTATCTTGTCTAATTAAAAACTCGTTAGCTTTTTCAAGCTCCTTAATAGTTTTACGCATGTCAGCTTTAATAGCTGCTCTTTCTTTTTGCTTCTTACTTAAAGCGGTTTCTACTTTAGGTCCTTTAGGTTTAGCTTCTACCTCTGCTCGTATCTCCCCCATTACTGCTCTGCCTTTTATATCAGCAAGACGAGCAATATCTTTTTCTACTTCTATTAGTTTCGGTATCTCTTTAAGGAAGTTTTTGTAGTATTTTATTTGTAACTTCTTTTCCTTAAACCTCGGATCATCTTCTATGTTTTTCTTCTTACCAGTAACAGGGAACTCAAGTTCATTAACAGCTAAAAACTTAGCTCTATATTCATCTAGTTCTTTATTTAGTTTTAGTTCTTCAGCTTGAACCTGTCGCTCTAACCTTCTAGCTTGTTCGACTGGGTCTAATTCTTTCTGTGCCTGGTCTATTTCTTTTACTGTATCCTTAATATTCTTACGAAGGAAAGCTATATCACTATCTAAACCCGCCTCTTCCGCACTCTTTTGCCTAACAGGACCTTCAGGTTTAGGAGTAATAAACTCACGCTGCTCACCTAATGGTGCTGTTTGTTTAGCTATTAAGTCGTCTCTTGTTTTGTATTTAGCTTGAAGCCTTAATGCATCGTTCTCTGCTTTCTTATAATACTCAAGAGTTCTTTTTATTTCTACAATCTGTGGGTCTAACTCAGTCTGCTCTTTAGGTATTTTCTTTATAGCATCTAAATCACCAAACCTTTTCCTAACTTCATTAAGTTTAAGTTCGTATTTAGCTACTTGTTTTTGTATCTGAGCTACTATTTGATCCGGGTCTTGTAAACTTATATCAGCTTCCGTTACCTTTTGTTTTAGATCACGCTCAGTCTTTTTAACAACATTCCTTAAAGTATCTAAATAACTATTTACTTTATCAGGTTTAACCCATTCAGGTGCAGGACCTACTTCTTGCCTAATTTTTTCTATATCACCTTCGTCTAACAACTTGAAGAATCTATCTAACTTTTCTTCTAAACCTGCGATCTCCCTGGATTCTCTTGAGTCTGTTTTATAGAACTTCAATCGAGCCTGTAAGTCTTCTTCTTGAAGTGTACGCTCTCTAGGTTTCTTAGGTGTAGGTTCTTCTTTTAATCCTGCAAATATTTCCTGCCTCTCTTGCAGTTCCTTTTCTAATTTAGTTATCCTAGCAGCTTGTGCCTTAACTTCATCGATTTGTTTAGGCTCTAGTATCTGTTGCTGTTCTTCAGGCGGTAAGCTTTCGTATTGTTCTCTTAGTTTCTTCCTTATCTGCTTACTCTTTTCTTTCTGAGCGGGTCTTATCTCTAAGTATTTGTTATGCAGTTCAACTAAGAACTCGTTATGCTTAACACCATTTATCTGTTCTATAAGTGCATTCTCTAATCTTATAAGAGCGTGGCTTTGCTCAGTAGCAGCTTCACTTAATTCATTAGTATATTTAAATTTAGCTTCAGCATCCTTACTCATAGACTGTAAGAATCTACCAGCGAATGTATCTACCTTATGTTTAACTTCGTATACATTTTGCAAGAATCTAACTTCTTTCAACGCTGCATCTAAAGTCTTAGCGTCTACTGGTTTGTCTGCTATGTATGCTTTAGCTATCTCCTCCTTGTGTTTATGTAGGTGCAGTTCAGTTTCGTCTCTTACTTTAGTTATAAGTGCACCAAGTTTAGGAGCTTCGGTGTTAGCGTTGCGGTCATCTAGTTTTAAACTTTTAAATCTTTTAGTAGCTTCGTCTAAAGCGTTCTCTCTAACATCATCCACTATGCGTGGTCTAACAGGTTCTGCTGGTACTTCTACTTTAACTTCTTCAGGTGTAGGTTCTACATCCTTAGCGGGTGTAACAGGAACTTCAGGCTCTGGTTCTACTACTTCCTCAGCTTTAAACTCTTCAACTGCTTTTTTAGTTTCTTGTTTAGCTACTTCAATATCTTCGTCTATAGGTGTAACAGTTGATCCTTCTTCTTCTATTAAATCTTCAGCATCATTAGAAGCTTCTAACTGCTTTCGAGAGTCTTCTATCATTTGCAGTTGTAAGTCTCTATCCTTTATCTGCTTTTCCAGTTCATCAATCTTACGCTGTAATGGTGCAGTGCTTGCTTCCCAGTTAATACCTGAGCTTATATCCTCTTTTACAGGCTGCTTTAAAACTTCTATCTCTTCCTGTAGCTCGGCTTTAGATTGTTCTATTCTTTGCTTTACTCCTTCATTTATATCAAGTAACTCTTGCCGTCCCCATTTAGAACGAGCTAAACCGCTTAGACCTTCTATACCAGTTTTAAAAGCACCTCCGAAAGCAGCACCAAATAGATAAGCATACTTATCTCGTTCTTTACCGTTAAACCTAGCTTCCATCTCCTGGACAAAGAACTGCTCGGTCGAACCTAAGATAGCACCGCTAACTGTGGTCTTAACACCGTTAACAAGCATCTTCCTACCAGCCCAAGAACCGGATACTCCTAGTCTTAAAGTCTTATCTGCTAGTTGTTCTACTTTAGTTAACGAGAAAATAGCAGCACCAGCAGTTTCCCAGAAAGAATAATCTTCTTGTAAACCTAATTCTACTCCTACTTTCTGCCCCGCTAAATTAGCAGCAGCCCAAGGTAACATCCTTAATCCAACTTCTGACGCAACAAAACCACCAATACCAAGAGCAGTTGAAGTAGGTTCAGCAGCTTGAGGACCAGCAAACCCCAGCATAGAATATGCACGAGTCGCTTGTAATGCTGTTTTTATTTTAGGTGCATTCTTAGCTAACAAATACTGCAAGCTCATTCCACCTATAACTTCAGTACCAGTCTTGTAAGCAAGAGCTTCCTTGTGGTCCATCATCCACTTCAATCTCTTACTTATTTCTTTAGATGCACTTTCTTCTGTAGCCTGTAAAGCTACCCGTGCTTCCTCTAACTCAGGCGTGGGTACAAATGTACTAACATCAGGTTCTTCAGTTTCTTGTTGAGTGAGTTCTAGATTCTTAAAGTACTCTTCTTCTTCAGCTAATATAGCTTGTTTCCTAGCTTCTAATGGATCAATCATTACCTAGAATCTCTGTCTCTAATTAAAGTTCTTTGTGCTCTTCTGAAATTTTCAAATGATTCATTATCATAAACTTTGAAAGCACCAAACTCCTTTAATACTAGTGCATCTTCTTTTGTTAACTGTTCTCTGTTTTCTATTTTATCAATCACAGGCAACCACTTATCAAAAGTAACGCTATTCAATTCTTCTAGGTTAGCCATTAAAATAACATCACCGTAATCAAAACCTACTTCTTTTAATATCTCAGCTGATTTAGGTGAGTAACTAGAGAACCCATAGTCATACACACTTGCTTCTAGTAATCTTCTTGAACGAATTTTCTCTGCTTCCGTAACATCTGTAGCCACCATAGTATCCATGATAGCTTGTCTATCTTTGTTGATTAAATCAAAAGTAGGATTTTTCTCTACTAAAGATTTATACTTAGTAGGCTCATCTCTAAACGGAGCCAAAGGAAAACCAGCACCTACAGTAGGTCTAGCTCTTTCTACTTCAACCTCCCGTCTCGCTGCCTCTAACTCAACTTCTTCAGGTCTCTCAAACTCTTGAACACGCTCTTTAGCTATTGTTGCTACTGCTTTGAATATAGCTTTGTCCTCGTCTTGCAGTCTTCTTAACTCCTTTAATACCATACTTGTTTTCTCTGGAGCTGGTATAGTCTCGTCTAGTTCTACTGCTTTAGCGTACTCTAGTATTTTTCTTTCGATTATAGGTCCTGAAGTCGTAGCGTGTGTCTCGTCAAACTTAGGCGGTAATACTTCATCTATCTTCTTACCCGCTCCTGCTACAGCTTGTGCTACTCCTGTAATGTCTTCTTTTAATGCTGATCGTATAGTCTTAAACTCGGTAAGTTCTCTAACAAATAAACCTGCATTAGCCTCTTTACTAATTCTACGAGCTGAAGACCACGGTGCTGCGTTTATTTGTTTTTCAGAGAGGAACTCTTCAAAGTCATATTCTTTACCACCAGCACTTTTCAACTCCCACTCTTCTAGAAACTCTTTCTCTAGTTCCGCACGGACCGTAGGTGAATAAAGGTTTACTTCTCTCTCTAGTGATCCGGTTGTCTCAGCAATAAAAGTACCTACAGATTTAAGCGTTCTTCTATATAGAGGTAAGGCTCGGTCCGGATCGCTGTAAGCTTGTTTTAATAGTGTATCATTAAGAGCTAAAGCTGGTGCTACTTCTTTATTAAATATCTCATTCTTGATTATGTAGTCTAACTGACCCTCTTCTTCTCCGTCTTCTAAAGTAGGGTTCATAAACAACAAAGCATCTTTAACTGTCTGAACTGACAACGGATTATTTACAAACCTTTCGTAGGTCATGCTGCTAGGCAACCGCTTCAAAGCACCGCCCCACAGCCCTGTCCATTCTTTGTCTAGCTCTGTTTTACTTTCAGTTTTAAGTGAAGCTATCTTGTTGTTTATTTCTTTTCGTACTGGATTCAGTTCATCTAAAGCTTTGTCTGAATTGAATATACGATTACCATTAATCTTAATTAACTCTACACTGCGTAGTAAAGAACTAGCATCATTGAAGCGTTTATCAGCTTGTAGAGTCCTGGCTCTAGTCTTGATCATATCAACCAATAGTTTGTTTCTTTCTTGGTTGTTTAACGCTGGGTTATCTTCTTTAAGCTGATCTTCTATGTTAAGTACTACATTCTCAATCTGAGATGAACTAACTACTTCACCTGTGCTGTACAAGCTATCAAGTAGCTGTTGCCCTTCATTCATAGTCTGACCAACAATAAACTTATCTCTAGCTTCTTCGTACTTCAATGCTAGTTCATTCTTATAAGGAGTACTAACTAAGTTCCAAAGAGCTTTACCTGCTGTACTGTTAGCTACACCCTCCCCTACTTGTCCTACTAAATTATCCCACTCAGCTGACAGCATATCATCAACAGCTTTACTGTGATCTGCTTGTGTTCTATAAGTCTCAGCATTTATTAAGTCAGCTGCTTTAGCTTTGAGACTAGGCAACATAGTGCTGTTGATGTGTCGTTTAAGCAACGCATCTCTATAAGCCCTGTCTCTGTTGGTGGTAGCTAATAAGCTGAATCCGTCTACATCCTTCTGCTTCTTCAGTTCAGCTATAACATTCTGTTCTTCTACGAGTGCAGCTTGTTCAGCACCTATCTGTTCCTGTTGTTTCTGTAAAGCACCGTACTGCTGTAGTACCGGGTTTATCTGACTAAGAGCACCTGCTAACTGCTGTAACTTATTAGTCCCAGCCTTCTGCACCTGAATGCCGTACTGACCTGCTCGTTGAATGGTAGGCTGAATACCAGGAGCAACATCCCCTAGTCCTTGTACTTGTACTCGTTCCTTAGCCATAATTAAATAGTGTACTGTGGAAGACCTCTAGCATCTGTAGTAGGAACTGATCCTGTTGGTATAGGTGGATTAGAAGAACCACCCATCCTACTTTGTATATCCAATCCCGTACGATGCATACTCATACCTGTTTGAATACCCTGTAAAGCAATAGTTAAAGGATTCGGTTTATTGATTGGTTGGTTAATTCCGATCTGACGCTGCTGTGTAGCAAACCCTGCTTGTTCAAGCTGCATACCAGTACCGATAGCTCCTAACTCCTGTTGTCTAGCTAACGCACTGCGATACCCAGCTTCTTGTCTCATATAGTCATCCATCAACGCTTGAACAGACGCACCAGCTACACCTGCTTCTCCAGCAGATACTCTAGCTCTAGCAAGTGCTGCTTGTGATTTCTTACTTACTTGCTCTAACTCCCGTCCAACAGCTTCTTGCTCCTGTGCTTGACGCATACGAAGGGAGGTTTGTTCTTGTAGGAATCTCTGACGCTCCGCAGCTGCTGCTTGTGCTTGGTATCTTGCTTGTGCTCTAGCTTGCTTCCGCTGCCCTGCATATTGAGCAACTGAAGAACCGACGGCTAGTGCTATTGATACTGGATCACACATAATTACTTCCTCTCTAATATAAATGACAGATAGTTATCGTACTGACAATCGTTAAACTCAGCACCTAGCCACTCCAACCATCTAATGCTCAGTGTGTTACTACGCATAACAAAGTTAGTTAAGTAATCAAATCCGTTCAGTAGTTCCTGCATACGCTCCTTAGAGTGTTGTAAAAAGAACTTCTTAATACTTGGTAATCTTCTAGTACCTAATAACCAAGCACTTCCGATATTAGTACCGTTGATAGGAGATACTCCAAACGAGCAGTACAGATTGTTCCATTCATCCTTAACACTGTAGCACTTACTAGATGTACCGTATGACATATACACAGCATCTCTAGGGTGGTGCATCAATCCAAGAATCTCTAACATGTCTTCCTCCCGCAGGTCCTCATACAGATCAGCTGCATCCATATCCCCCTGTGCTTCATCTATTCTAAGCTCCATATCTTCTGCTTCTCGGTATCATCATGGATTCAAACTCTGCAGCTAACAACTTAACAGGCAAGGCAGAACTACTCTTCACTTCGATTGTTACATCGTTTGGCTGTGCTTGCACGGGGAACCTGAAGTGTCCGTCTTGTGGTGTGAAACTGTTAAGTGTTAAGTCAGCACCCAGTATATCAGGATTGAATGCGTAGCTGTAGGTGTCTCTAAACTTAGGAGTTACTTCCACAACAAAGTGTCCGGTCTCTGCATAGTTCAAGCTACCGCTACGAATCGTTTGGAATGTGTAATCAGATGCACTACGACCTCCTCTTTCTGTGGGTTGCTTCAGTGTCTGATCAGAGAACTTGTACAACATATCGTACGGGATACCTGCAAAGAATGGAACAGATGTTATATCTCCACTGACTGTACCTTCAGTAGCTGATGTTCTAGTGAATGTATACTTGTGTCCAGCTTTACTGAATATCTCAACATCTACTGGATCGTAAGGAAAACCGCTGATTGTACTAACACCACCACTAAAGCTAGTAGTCAAAGCACTACCGTCTATCCTGCTGTCTAAACAGATAGTATAAGTAAGTCCAGTGTCCTGTAGATCATTCTCTAGTGGTAGTACTTCTAAGTAGGTGGATGTAGTATCGTTCGTTACCAAGTGTAAGTTAGACTCGATGAAGTCCAATCCGATAACATCTCTACTAAGTGTGAACTTCTGCCAAGCTGATTGTATCTTCTCTTTACCTTGCCAGAAATACTTATACACAAATATCTCTTTTCTGTTCTGATTGTTAACCAGTGCTAATACATTCTCAACAGCAGTACCCGCCATAGCGATAACATCAGATTGTATGTAAGTAGGTACTTGAGCTGTTACTTCCGCTGCATCAAAGATATTAGTGTCGTTGTCTACATAGTACTCAGTAACTCCTGCATATCCGTTCCGTTTGAATGGGAAGTATACATAGTTATTCAGTACGATTGGACGAATCTCTGGTGTGGAGTTGTATTCAGTAGCTGGTGTTATGTTTACCGTCTTAGGTGTTAACAAGTCACTACCTCTAAGTACGAACTGTGTATTCTCAGAGAACAACAATAACTTCTCTTGGAATGGTACAGCGTGTTTAAGAATTGATACTCTTGTGTGACTGACTCCTACATCTATACGAGAACTGTCTAACAACTGTAGTACAGTAGCCCTCCAAAAGTTAAAGAACTCATCTGCTTCACTGAACACAACACTATCGTTAGTCAGTATACCCAGACGATTCTTAAAGAAGAACATATCGTTTATCTTACTACCTACAAATGTAGGAGCTGGATTCGTCTCGTCGTCTCCTACTAGTCTGTCTGACCAATCAGTAACATCTAATGTCCAGTTGGTAAAAGTGGCATCCGGTACTAGCTGTAGAGGCATAGTGGTAGCATTCAGCTCAGTCTTTACACCGTATCCTATATCTTCTACCCAAGTACCTTCTCCAAATGCTTCTTCATCGTGTACCTCAAACTTTACATAGTAATCATCTTGTACAAGCTCTGTATCACCACGCACTTTAACTCGGAATCCGTGGTATGATTTAGATGGTAAGTCTGTAATGTTACCTACTTCTTTGTAAACTAAACCTAGTCCTTGGTCAGCTAATCCATCCTTAGTTCCAATCTGAAAATCAGATGTACCTGTAATCTTGATGCAAGCATTCTGTACTTCAACTGTTTGAGACACGCCAGTAGTTGCTATTGTAGCGGTAGCTGTGGCTGATCCACTGCTGAATGTAACAGTGGGTGCTGATGTATATTTTCTACCTCCGTGGGTAACAACAATTTCAGTGACAACACCTCCTGACAACAAAGCATATCCTTCAGCATTATCAGTACCTGTAGCAGGATTACTAAATGTAACATCAGGTGGTGTGGTGTATCCGCTTCCTCCGTTTGTTATTGTAACAGAAGTTACTTGACCACCTGTTCCTAAAGTCTGTGCGATCTGCCCAGCTATGTATTCAGTATCCGCATCTCTACCTGTACCATCTGAATTACCTGTGGAATCAGCAGTGGAGTTCTGTCCGTCTCCACTCTCATAAATAAATTTCTGACCATCTATTTCTACACTGTATTCTTTACTGTAGTCTCCCAACTTAACAAACACTAAAGCTTCGTAAGGAAGTGTGGAACTAAGAGAAGCACCCAATGATACCGTCTGTTCTTTGTTAGCTATGAATGTATAGTCTGCAACTGTCAGAGCTTTAACATCAGTACGAGGAGTAGTAACATTATTTAGGTAGGTCTGAGCACTAGCTGATACAGCTAAACTAACAGGACTTCCTGTAGCTAAGTTGAATAACGATACCTGATTATTATCTATAACAGCAGCAAACTGATTATCGTCGTCTCTATCTATAAAGTGTACAAATGCATCGTTGCTTACTTTACTTGTGAACAGTTTGCTTGTGTGTCTTGTATTAGGACGCTTTACCAATCCTTCAACAACAGTAGCCCAAGCATTGATTTGTTCGTCACATTGTCCTGGATAACGAAGATTGTCAGGCTGCTGCGATACGCCCTGTGCTAGGTTAGGTACACTGTTTACTAACAGAGGCATCGCTTATCTATCTAATACTCTTAGTACGCTGTAGTGGTCAAAGATAGTTCTGTCTGCATTCTCAGAGTCACTATCGATAGCACGGGCTTTCGCTTCTATCTCGTCTCTCAAAGCAAACCCTTCAATCTCTCTACTGCCTAAGAATCTGTTAGCAAAGATACGAGCTGCTTTGACTGTGATGTAGTGTCTGAACTGCTCAGGCATATCTGTGAATGCTAACTCAAAAGTAATCGAGGCTTTAACCTCTTTGGTCCATACATCCGTGTGATTCTTTCTATCGTATAGAGTAAGTCCACGCTGTACTGGATCACTGTCTGTATAAAGTTGTGGGTCTAAGTCTACCTTCAGCGTGTTACTAGGTAATGTAATCTTAGATGTGGAAGAGTCAGGAGTAAGGGTGTATTCGTGTTCTGTATTAAAGTGCCAACCCTCTGACTGTATGGCTTTACTGGTTTCGTCCAGCACTGCTTCCGCTTGTACGACTGTTACAGGAACCGCTGTTCCTCCTAATGTATTTACTGGTGCTTCTCCAATAACGGAGATGATCGTGTTTACTGCATTTAGTTTAGTCGTAAGTGCCATAGCTCTATATAAAATTAATCCCGATGGAGGGAGCGGAACGAATCACAGACCTCCCAACACCGAGAGAAAACAGGGTTACTTCTGCAATTCGATAGCACACTCAGGACGGAGAACTCCGTGACCCATAGCATACTTCGCAACAAAAAGCGTACCTTGACGCTCGATCTGATACTCAGATTCGGTAGCAAGATCAAGCAACTTAACGGTTCCGACAGCAGCGGAGTGAGAAACAATACCGAGGGTACTGCTGAAATCTCCGTTGTATCCAACACCGCCTGATCCGAACACATCGTTGTTCGACTCACCGTCACCAGTAGAAGTACCGCTGAGGTCAGTTGATGGGATGTGGTTGGATTTGTACAGAGTAATACCAGCGATTTGTGGTACTGTTCCAGAAGCGATTCCACCTTGTCCTCCGATGTCCGAGTTAACGGCAGAGAGAAGGTTGAAGCTGTTGGAAGCGTCAGCACCAGTTACTAACTTGTAGTACTCGCTAGGACGAAGAACGCAGAAACGACCGTCGCTAGGTACATCGTTTTCATCGAGCTTTTGAGCAGCGGTGAAAAGAGCAGCAACTAGTTCAGCTCCGGTTGGATCAGTTTCGTCAGCGTCGTCAGCAGAGTCAGCTCCGGTTCCGATAGCGTTAGCAGAAACATCAAGGATACCACCTACTTTACCGCCAGTAACGGCAGCAGAAGCACGAGCAGCAGCGATGAATACTTTAGCAAGAGCGGTGTCAAAACGAACTGCAAGAGCTTTACCCAACTCGTTAGCGTATACGCTGCGGATGTCGTAGTGGTTCTTTACATCGTCGATGTTTGACAAGAAAGTAGAAGCCAACAACATCTTATCGATGGTGATGATTCGCTCTGCCTTCTTGATGTCGCTCAAGTAGCTGTTTCCAGCGTCAGCAATGTTTTCACCAGGAGTGTGGTAAGCAGCAGAAGCAATTCCGGTTACTGGGAACTGAGCTGACTTTCCAGACTCGATGGTACGAATGGTGTGCAGGGCTTTAAATACATTGCTCTCTTCAAAGGTTTGCAGAATTTCTCCGCTGAACTTTTTAAGAAACAAGGCATCTGTATCGCCAGCAGAATTAATCTGACCTACACGACTGGGGAGGGTATCTCCATTAGCCATAATATATGATCTCCTATGTTATAAGTTATTGAATGTGTGATGATTACCAATGACTTTCACTCCGTTCGTCTTCACAGGATTGTCCTCCGCAGAGGGTCGAGGGACTAGTTGTTGCTAGTTGTCGATTAAATTTAATTATAAGTAAAAGGAAAAAAGCCTTGACTGTCAACCTCTTCGACCGCTTGGACCAAAGTAAAACCCAAGGATACAAGGCAGTATTACCGTGCATCCCATAAGGCTGATGTGTCCAGAAGAAATAGATA